ATTTCTTTTATATTGAAAAATCCGGAGAGCGACTGAAAGGAGCTCGTAGGATTTCTTTTATATTCCGGAGAACGACCGCAGGGAGTTCGTAGGAATATTGCGGAGAGCGACCGAAGGGAGCTCGTAGTAATATTGATGATTAAAATCCTACGAGCTCCTCCCATTGGGGGGCTAAGCCCCCCTTTTGCTTCTTACTTTTGGGCTACGCATAGCCTAGCCGAAAAGTAGGATTCGGTCGCTCTCCTCATTTCCACATAAAACGTAAATAAAAAATTGAACAGTTTCAACCCACATAAATAAAGTTATATAATAACTGCAACTACAATATTTATAAATTGTCAACATAATTTGAAACACAATATCCGATATGTCACATACGTCTCAACAACTGCCCAATAAACCCGCGCCAATGCGACGAATAAAGTCTGGCAAATCATTCAAACTCATCGATTTTGCCCACTACGATGAAAGAATGGTGTTACCAGATGAGTCTATATATGACGACATCACTATACACGAAAATAATCATATAGAAAACAATCAAAACAATCAAAACAATCAAAACGAAGAATATTCGCCCCCACCCCCCCTGCGGTTCGTAATACAAATGTTCGGTATTAATGAAATCGGCGAAACTTGTTGCATTTTCATCAAAGACTATAAACCATTCTTTTATGTGAAAGTGTCACAGAACTGGACAAGTTACAATGTAACCATTTTATTCCAAGAAATACGAAATAAATTGGAAAAATACCACCAAAAATACTTGATTTCGGCGGAACTAGTTGAACATAACAAGCTATACGGATTTTCAGGAGGGCAAAAATTCAAATTCGTTAAACTTACATTCGCAAATATGATGACTTTCAACCGCGTAAAGAACCTGTGGTACTACCAACCAGCATACAACGCAAATGCACGCCAACCAAGAGAACGCAAGTTAAAACCACTCATATCTCAAAATATCATACTGGAGCTATACGAAAGCAAAATACCCCCTCTTTTGCGATATTTCCATATATACAATATCAGCCCATCAGGGTGGGTTTTTATTCCCACCAATAAAATGGTGGAACCACTTGAACTGACTACTACATGTAAATACGAATATATATGTAACTGCAAAGACCTTGAACCACAGCCCAAAAAAGAGACAATCACTCCCTATAAAATATGTAGTTTTGATATTGAAGCCAGTAGCAGCCACGGCGACTTTCCAGTTCCCATAAAAACTTACAAAAGACTTGCCACCAACCTGATAGACTTATATATAAAGAAGACGGCGTTTAAACCGTTGAAAAACGAAATGCTCGATACCTTCATAAAAATGTGCATAATGGTCGCATTCGGCTTCGGGTTTGAAAATACATTAAAAGAAATTGACGTTGTCTACCCGAAGAACCCGCCTTCTAGTAAAAGCGAACTATCTCAGTTGATAGAGAATGTCATCCATACCCCTCTCGACCAAGAAAATCATATCATTCTATCAGATAATGAAGTCACCCCTAGCCCACCCGACGCCGAGCAGACCAATAGTAAATCGACCCTCTCTAATAATGAAAGAAAGAAGAAATTGCTTTCTATAGAAACCCTATTTGACAAAATACGCGAAAATGCAAATACCAATGTGACAGACGGAGGCGACGGCGGAGGAGGTGGGGAGGAAGACTGCGAAGAGTGCCCGGATAACTCGGATGAAATAGTGGAAATAGATGATATAGAAAATGAGAACGCCCCTGCTATGCCCCCATTACCCACTTCTACCCCCGTTCAAAAACCGACCCGAGCAAAGAAAATGTCAATAGTTCCTAGTAAAACCATCAAAGACGTCATTACAGACAATTCTCTTACCCGTGATAATAAAATACAGATTCTCAATGAAGTAATGGTGTATTGTCTCCCCGAGCTGGAAGGCGACAAAGTCACCTTCATAGGCTCCACCTTTGTCAAGTATGGGGAGAAAGAACCTTATTTGAACCATTGTTTAGTATTGAATACTTGCGCCGAAGTACCAAATGCAGTTATTGAAACCGTCAATACTGAATACGAAATCCTATTGAAATGGAGCGAATTAATACAACGTGAGAATCCGGATATAATTATTGGGTACAATATATTTGGATTTGATTACGAGTTTATGTTAAGAAGGTCACAAGAAAACGGATGCGAAAGACAGTTCTTGACTCTTTCGAAGAAACTGGGAGAGATTTCTGGGAATTTCAATCGGTCAAAGATGGAGTATGAACTCGACAATACTAAAATCGTTCTTTCAACTGGTGAATACGATTTGAAATATCCACGAATGGCGGGGCGCGTTCAAATCGATTTATATACCTATTTTCGCCGCGATTTTAACCTATCCTCGTACAAACTCGACGATGTTGCAGGGGAGTTCATCGGAGACGTAGTCACAAAGGTCGAACTCAAAGACCCCCCCATTCATCAAACCTGGTTATATACAGAGAATGTCATGGGGTTACACGTTGGCGACTATATCCATATCGAGCTTTCCGAATTTACGACCGACTATTTCAAAGAAGGTATGAAATTCCGTGTGGCAGAAATACTCAATATCCCTGCGCAAAACGGCGACCCCTCCACCCCCAACGATAAAGTCATTGTTATAGATGGTATTGAAGAGGACCTGAAACGTAATAAGAAAAACGTAAAATGGTGTATGGCGAAGGATGATGTCACTCCACAAGACATATTCCGTCTTACGAATGGCAGCGCCGAAGACAGAGCAATAGTAGCCAAATACTGTATTCAGGATTGCAATCTGGTTCACCATCTCTTTAATAAAATGGATATTATGACGGGATATATAGAAATGTCGCGTATATGCAGTGTCCCTATTAGCTACCTGATTCTTCGCGGACAAGGTATTAAACTTACCAGTTTCGTGGCGAAAAAATGCCGTGATAAGAATACTCTTATGCCAGACATCGAAAAGAAAGGGACGGACGAGGGATACGAGGGCGCGATTGTCCTCCCCCCCAAATGTGATATGTATATGGACAATCCGGTCGCGTGCGTCGACTACTCATCTCTATATCCATCCTCCATGATAAGTCAGAATTATTCCCACGACAGCAAAGTCTGGACGAAAGAATACAACCTAGAAGGCGTTCTCGTACGTGAAATCGGTGAAAAAGACCATAGTGGACGATTTATATATGACGGCCTCGCTGGATATGAATATATCGATGTTGAATTTGACACTTTCGAGTGGAGGAAGAAACCCAATTCCAAAACGGCAGTGAAAACGAAGGTTGGTAGGAAAATGTGCCGTTGGGCACAACTGCCCAATGACCAAAAGTCTATCATGCCTTCTATATTAGAAGAACTGCTCAAAGCCCGCAAAGAAACCCGTAAACTGATAAAAACGGAAAAGGACAGTTTTATGCAAAATATTCTAGATAAAAGGCAGCTCGGATACAAAGTCACCGCGAACTCGTTATATGGTCAGTGTGGGTCAAAGACATCTACTTTTTACGAGCAAGATGTAGCCGCCTCCACTACTGCAACTGGGCGTATGATGATTACTTATGCGAAACGTATTATAGAAGAAGTATACGGAGATATGGTATATGCAACTAAAACCCACGGGGAAGTCCAATGTAATGCGGAGTATGTCTATGGAGATACAGACTCCGTCTTCTTTACTTTTAATTTGAAAGACCCCCTTAAAAACAACGAACCGATTATTGGTAAAAAGGCGTTGGAAATCACTATTGAAATCGCACAAGACGTAGCAAACTTATGTACACAATTCTTAAAACCCCCTATGGAACTTTCCTATGAAAAAACACTATGGCCGTTCTGTCTTCTTTCAAAGAAACGGTATTTTGGGAAACTGTTCGAATATAATCCCAACAAAGGCAAATTGAAGTTCATGGGACTCTCTTTGAAACGACGCGACAACTGTGACCTTTTGAAAGATGTTTATGGACAAATGTTAAATATACTTCTTATCGAAGACTTGAATCTCACGCAAAAAATGGAGAGATGTATGGAATATTTGGACAACTGTCTACAAGGGCTCATCAAAGGGAACGTTTCTATGGAAAAACTGGCGATTACGAAATCACTCAGTGGTTATTATAAAAACCCTGACCAGATTGCACACGCAGTTTTGGCGGAAAGAATCGGGAACCGTGAAGTGGGTAACAAACCTAAACCGGGCGACCGTATTAAATACATTCATATTTTCAGCAGGAACTCGAAAGCACTCCAAGGCGAGAAGATTGAAACGCCCGAATTTATTCGAACGAACGGGGTTGAAATAGATTACTCATTCTATATTACCAATCAGTTAATGAAACCACTCCAACAACTCTTTGGTCTGGCGGTGAAAGAAATTCTGTCATTAAAGAGCAATATGCATTCTATAAATATATATAGGAATGATATTGAGACATTGAAAAGAGAATGTGGTGACGATTTAGAAACTTACGCCAAGAGGAAGGAAAAATACTGTTCGGGAGTTGTCAAGAACATTGTCTTTGAGAAATATCTCATACAGATAAAGAATAAAAGAGAGGGTATTTGTCAAATAGACAAGTATTTTGCCACTACTACGGTACCGGGGGGCAATCATCCGACGACACCTTTTCGTAAAAAATATTGAAAAATCCGGAGAACGACCGTATCCTACTTTTCGGGTAGGCGTAGCCTACCCAAAAGTAAGAAGCAAAAGGGGGGGCTTCGCCCCCAATGAGGGAGTTCGTAGGATTTCTTTTATATTGCGGAGAGCGACCGAAGGGAGCTCGTAGAAATATTAAAAAATCCGGAGGAGTGGCCGAAGGCCACGGTGTAGGATTTCTTTTATATTCCGGAGAACGACCGACCGCAGGGAGTTCGTAGGAATATTTCGGGTAGGCTATGCCTGCCCAAAAGTAAGAAGCAAAAGTCCTACTTTTCGGCTAGGCTATGCCTAGCCAAAAGTAAGAAGCAAAAGGGGTTTCACTGGGGGCTTTGCCCCCAATGGGGGTTTTACTGGGGGCTTTGCCCCCAATGGAGGAGCTCGTAGGAATAGTATATATAATGAATAAAATTGAATGGATTGTATTTCAGAAAAGAATTAAACATATTTTACTATAGAATATATTTAACAAATTCATCACTCAATAATATTTCTAAGAGCTCCTTTCAACCGCTCTCCGCAATATAAAAGAAATCATACAATCTCTCTTCGGTTTATTTCCGGATTTTTCAATATTTGAAAGTT